GGCCTCTGCGTGCTCATCAATATTCCGATTACCTTTTCTGTTCCTGTGCGTGGCATGGCTTAGTATTTATAAATTGTGGTGAATGATGTTATGGTTGTCAAGTTCTTGAGCGTATAAATTGTAAAATTTATCGTCACACTATCGATAGTAAAATCCAAAGTGGTTACATTGAACCCGCTGATTATTTCATCTCCATCTGTTCCTAAAATTGAACTCAATGAACCAAATGAAGTAGGATAGGCAAAACAAGGCCGGGCGTCTGAAATAGTGTAAACAATTGTTTGATCGGTTGCAGATGCCGCAGAATCAGTCATTGTTTTCACTTCCGTTTCATCCGGTACCGCCGAAGTAACCGAACCGATATACATAGGAGTACCGACTATTGGCGGGTCCGTATCCGGCGTGCTGACCCCCAAGCTATCAACGTTAACTCCGATTGTGTTCTTTTCTGAAAGTTTCATGCTGATTTGATATAAAGTTGAACCTCCAAATTGCGATTGATCAATTCCGCCGCCCTTAATCATTTGAACGCCGTTAACCGTGAAAACATCCAAAGATGAAGCCATACCCAGCCGGGCCGCCAGATAGTCAGGAATAGGACCTGATTTGAGCACGCGACCAGAAAAGTAAGCCGCTGAAAGGATTGTTTTGCTTTGTGATCCCTCCAAAACTTCGCTTTCATCTGTGTCGTTTGGTTCCATATCCTGGGCCTCTACAAAGAAGTCAAGATAGTGACCAGTCGAAGGCAGATGAAGCCAGTCAATAAACACACCGGGCACATCTGAGTCAATCCGGTTAACGTGGGTATATTTAACATACTTCATCAACCCGCGTTGGATTAAGTCTGTCAAATCGGCTGTTTTACATGGTTCTGAGGTTAAAATATCACTTCCTTGTGTAAGTTTGAAATAAAATTGCTTTCCAGTATAATCACCGTCCAGTGTTATGGTAAAATTTGTATAATATCGAATGTTTGAAGTACCATAAGAATAAACCGATGTAGCCGAAATTGTCTCAATCTCTGCGCGTGTGACTAAATTATAGGCTTTTATCGAAGGCGCAACCGCTGAATCTGATTCAAATTGAAGATAGACTACGTGGCTGGTTTGGAACTTTTGAAAGTAAGGTTTGATTAATGCGTTACCTTGTTTCCGGTCGTTATGCAAAGTATTCCACATATTCGGATAAGTGTTCGACGTTGGAACGGCCTTGAAAGTGATTGGGTTTAATATTGAGCTGGATATCATGATAGAACTATGTTACGTTCGATAATAGAAATTTCGCACTTATCCTCGTTATTTTTCTTTTTAAAATTAAGCAAATATCCTGAAATATTATTACTGAATTTTAAATATCTGTATGGGTATAATTTCAGTACTGCCAAATCAGCAAAAGTAAAATCTACTAAAGCAGTGTGCTTCATCGCTTTATAAATCGGAGCGGCTAAATCTGAAACTAAAATATCAGCGTTTTCTTTGACGGTGTATCCTTCGCCTGTTGTTTCTAATGTGCTGGATTTGTCCGACTTTTGAAACTTCAACTTACTCGCCTGAGCGTCTGGAAGTGTCATCCCGGCAGTGATTATGTTTCCGTGCCTAATTAACATTCTGGAAGGGGTGAAATATCGATTTAATAAATCCTCTTTGAAAAGACTTCCACTAACTATTGTAATATTCGTTGCCCTTTCTGGTATCCAGTCTTCACCGCTCACTGGCGCCGTGGCCTTTTGTGTTTTCACAATAAAAACAGCGTTATCTCCTTTGGTGTCCTCTGTTCCACTTGTACCCAAAATTGGATTTGCCAGATTGTCCATTATTCCCTTCGTGTCGGCCCGGAATGGTGAAATATTTTCCCACTTCGTCGCAGTGTTCATGATCGATGTACGTTGATTTGTGGTGTTCGGCTCTCCCAGTCCGTTTATACTGAGGTACTCAAAATTATCAAAACCAGACTTCAAATCAACTGGAATAAGTTCAGGCATAACCTGCGATTGAATGTCGTACTTTGAGATTCTATCTTTTAGAGGAGGATCGAATACCATTTCGGTATCTTCGAAAAAGTGTGCGTACTCTTCAATTCTGATCCTTTGAGTAGCCTCACCAAATAGATATTCAAGCGAATACCCAACGTTCCATAACGCTTTTAATGATTTGAAAAAATCCTTAAAACTGGCCGGTAATTGCACGTCTGGATTGTCGAGTTTTGCACCACGGATATTTAAACCGCCCTGAATATGTGCGAACCTTAATTGATTTTCAGCTGAATACTTTACACCCTCTTTGTAATTTACATCAGTCCTGCCAAAGAACTCCGAATAAATAGGGTACTGAGTATCTAAATTATGTTGACAAACCCGCTCAAGAGCTTCGTAAACCGGGAATCCCTCTGTTAGTGCGGCTGGCGAGCTGGTTACGGCCTCTGAAATATCTAATTGACAACTATATATATAGGCGTGATAAGTTGCATCAATACCAGCGGCCTGAGCCACAAGAACTAAACTATTCCCGGCCCGAACAGTAAAAGTAAATGGATCATAAAAACTATACCATCCGGTATCTCTTCCGAACTGGCCAATAGATTGAGGCGTTGAATCTGCCGGGTTTCCGTTTGGTAATAATTCATACAAAAAAAGCTCATAGGGCTGTGAGCCTCCAAATAAAGGATGATATCGATCTGTCACGTGAACGACAATAATTGGGTTTATGTCAAAAGTGTGTTCGTATACTGAATTTTTAAGCAGTGGAGTGATGTAGTTTATAACTCCCCTGTTTGCCTCGTACGGTACTACTTGTATTAATTCCTGTATATCATTCCTTGTAACATTCATTGGAACAGACGTGTATGATATATGATTCTTAATATGTGGAACGTCAAACTCACCTGTTTTTTGGAGTAGCGTATTGTAAAATACAGAAGTTGCGGTATAATAAAGTTTCTTTTTGAGTGAGTAATCTATAATCGTTTGCCCTCCTATTGAAGTCAAACCCATCAGGTTCACCCCGACATCCTGCCTGTTATCTAATTTAGTTTGAGTGGATGAGTTGATAGCCTTAACCCTGACGCCCTGGTAAAATCTGCCTATTTTTGGCGTCTCATAAAAGTTGAAATTCACATCGTAGCGCGTTGGGAATTCGACATATTGCCGACCATTTGCCGGGACTGCATCGAAGGCTTTCCAGTAGTAAATTATTAAAGTACATTTTGCGTTCACACTTTTAGCTGCAAAGAGGTTCTTTAGGAAGTTTGCGCCGTTTCCTACAAAAGTCAAAGAATCAACAATGAATGAGGTAAAAACCCCGCCCGCCTCTAAATCGCGTTTCATTTCAATAGTTCCTGATCGCCACTCAAGGGGTTGCGGTTGACATATTACAAAGTCACCTGTTTCAGATATCAGTTTGAACTGGTACATTTCAGGTGTTGAAGATTGAATATTGTAAGGAAAGTCGCTCATTTTAATTACTCCTTGTTAAACGGTTTAAATATATCGTTTGATGCTGACTATTTCCCAGCCCTATCTGCCGGTGATCTTTGTCGTAAATTGCCACAGGTTTATTCATAATAGCCGTTTCCACTCTTTTCATTTGGTCGAGTAGTCTGTCATCTGTCTGATTCCTTACGATGATATTCCGATCTGCAACCATTGACATCATGCGTTCGGTTTCCATGTGGGTTTTAATTTGTGCACCTTGAAATTTATCTCCCTTAAAGTACGTCGGCTTGTCGGCAAAAATGGCGCCTCCACCTTTTGGAAACATAACTTCAAGTCCAGCTTCTCCGAAAATTCCTTCACGTGCTGCCGAATGAGTACCTTTTGCATATTTGGGTATTGGTTGTGCTGCGACAAGTGCAGCCTGTAAAGCCCCTGCTATACCCGCTAATATCATCAAGGGAACGATTGGATTAGCTTTACTTATTGCGACCGCCGTATTCACTGCGATATTAAACAACGCTTGTAATTTATCATTCTTTGCCTGTTTGGCTTTAATCTCATTTTCTTTTTTGGTGTATTCGGCCTCAATCTTTGCACGCTGTTCTGTTGTCAGTTTAGTATTTGCCAGTTTATTATCTTTTTCAACTTGCAGCTGATTCAGTTCTTTTGTGAGTGCCATTCCATTAAATTCAAAGATTGCATTACCAGCTGCAATAGCCAAATCAATTTTCGCTTGTTTTATATCTTCCTGAATCTTCTTTTCTTTTTCTGCTTCTTTTTCTGCCTGTTTTAATTTTGCATCTAAGAAATCCTGATTGCTTTTTAACCCGTCTTTTTCGATAACTTTTTGTTCTTTTTGCACCATTTCTGCCAATCCTGTTTTAGAATATGACAAGCGCTCCTCTTCTTTAATTTTTTTATCAGCTGCTATTTTTGCATCTACAACGGCCTTCTCTTGATTTTTTTCTCTTTCGGCTGCCATAGATTTCTCTAAACCAGATGTAAGTGATTGAGTCCTTTTGTTTTCTGAAAAAAAGCTCGTGTTTGCCTGTGTTACTTTTTCTTGCGATCCGGCGAGTAATTCCAATCCTGATTTTCCTATCCGTTCATACATGGCAGAATAAACCCCGCCCGTTTTGAGTAACGCATCTTGCTCTTCCGTACTAAGTTTAAGGAAGTCGGCTATTTGCTTCTCTGTAATTCCTGTTGTTTTAGCTCTTTGTGCTATTGAAGCTACATCTATGTCGAGTTGTCTTTGTGCGTAGGTTTCCTCAGCGGCGGCCTTGTCTTTACTTAATTTCATGGCTTCTTTCATCGCAACAAGCCGCTCTGCATCTGATTTCGTAACATCTTTTGCAAGGAAGAGTAATTTTTGTATTTGGTTTTCTTCTTTTGCTTCCTCTGCTCGGTGTAATACCAGTTGTCTATCTAAATCCATCTGTCTGTCAACTAACTCTTTTGCTTTTGTTGCCGCTTCTCCCATTTGTTTACCAGCACCAGCGACTGATTCACTCAATAAGTCACCAGCTTTCTTCCATTCGCCTGAGAAAACCGCCTTAAAAGCATCAATTAAAATAACAGTCCGCTGTTTCAACACATCAATAATAGCCGACATTTGCCCGAAAAGTTCCTTTAAAGTCCTTGCGCCTGATGCTGTCGAAGCGAAAACAGAACCAATTGCAATAAACGCCGCAACTATTAAAGCTATTGGCCATAAAACAAGGGCCTCTGTAACTGATAACCCGGTGAACGTGGTTGATAATCCCTCAGCTGAGCTTATTACTCCACCAATTGGGCCCGGTATCTTATTTGCTACGTCTCCCAATTTTCCTAACTGGTCAGCATAACCACCCACGCCCCGCTGATGCCTATTTGTGGCTGCCTCCGCTTTGCCAATTTCCCTACTAAGTGAATCAATCTCTTTTGCCGCTTCCTTTGTCCTTGTGCCTGTTTTGTCATACTGCGTAGTCAACTCCTTTAGTCTATCACGCATTTTAATAAGAGACCCTTCCTCTGCCTGTTCTGCCTTTACCTTGTCTTTTATAGCCTGAGTAGCCGCCTGAGTTGCAACCCGGTTTTCAATTATGGTTTTCATCCGGGAATCTTCCGTCTCTTTCAGTTTTTGCTCACTGGCTTGTAACTGTTTCCCCAGTGCGTCAAGTTTCGCTGTGGTATCGGCTGTATCTTTCTGAGCTTTTGTTAAATTTTCCTGAGTTTGAACAGTCAATTTTACAGTAGCCTGACTGTCATTGATGTTTTTTACAATGGTCAAATATTTGGCAGATGTTTGGTCAAGCGTTCCGTTAAGCGTGGTTAATGCTTTGTTGATCGAATCAATTTGAGCTATTTCATTCGAGTTGGCCATTATCTTGATTATTAGATTGTTTACTTTGCGCCTCTGCCGTGGTCTTCATTCCTACCCATGTGATTAGTAACATATTCTCATTTGGCTGCAAATTGAAATAATGGAATACTGAATTTAATACTTCGACTATTGAATGATTGCCTTTGTTGTATCGGGCGCGGATTTCATTTATAACCTCGTTTCTTTGCTTATCCGTTGACGTACGATACTCCTCTGAGTTTTCAAAAAGAATAATTTCAGCGTGCATTTCAGCGTCCGGGTCTGGGAACATCTCCTCATGCTTGTGTATTTTATGCTGAATGTAATCGAATAGCGTTTTAACATCCTCCGGGCTTTGAATGTCAATATCTGTGAACCGCTTAACCTCTGATAGGACCTCTTCCAGTTGCGGGCTCTCTTTGTAGTCTTTTTCAAGGATGATCTTCCAGGCATTAATTCGCGGTTTTAATCCTATCTCAATTTGAACGGCTTTGTAGAGTGCTTCCAATAGTTGTATTTTCCTGTATGATAGCAACTTACCAAAATCATCTCCTAAATTATCAATCGTTTGCCCTCCGATAGCGTCAAATATCTGTTTAGCCAATGTCTCAAGTTCCTTCCTGCACAAAAATAACGGGATGAACCANTACTTTTTGAGGGTTTTGGCCGACTTTGTGGCGTCGAGTAAAATGACGTCCCGCAAAATAATTTCATGATAAGCCTTTAAAAGTTTCATCCGAATACGAATTTTTTGTAATCATTGATTATGTCCGCGTCATTTTTCGCTTTTGCGGCAGGCTGTTTAGATACCGGTACGCCAAAAATACTTTTATCGTATCCATAATTCTTTTCCAGGTACCCGCTTTTATAATCTTTTGAACTGATGAAATATTCCTTTTCGGACGGTACAAACATTTGCATGCCATTCTGGAAGTCTCCACTAACGAATAAATTCGGTTTGCTTTTACCTGTTCGTTTTGCATAAGGCTTTGTTAAATATTCCGATTTAGTACTTCGATGGATTAATGGATTATCCTGCGATCCTTTAGAATTCATCATTTGTGCCCGGTTCATCTCTATCATGATTTTCTCGTTTGACTCAATTACACGAACGACATTAGCCGAAAATTGCGCCATGTACTGATTGCTCTTTTTCTGTATGTCAAGGATTCTACTCATTTTACAACATCAATCATTTTCATTTTTTCATGCAAGTCAATCAACTTTGGATAATTTTCAAGTGCCTTGCTGATAAGCATATTAATCCTTTGTAATTCTTTTGAAATCGCTTTTAATTCATCTGATTCCATTCTTTGTTTTTTCGTTTCCATTTCACTTTTTTGTTTTTAATTCGAATAAAAAAGGTGCCACAATCTCTCGTAACACCCTATTTTGTTTAAGCCTCAGCGGCTGGTTTTACCTTATCAGGTTTGACTTTTTCAGGAATAACAACGCCAAGAGCTTTCGCTACCTGTTCGTGTGTTTCCGTACAATGACCTTTCAATGAAGATTTATAGAAACTCAGAAAGTCTTCCCAGCTCCATTCATCCCAATGATTGTCATCCTTTACGTGTACTTTGCCGAATTGTGCCATTATACAGGGATATTAAGCACGTTAGAAAGATAAACGATATCGGTGGCAACTTTCACCGCCTGAATTTCAAAGTCTGCTGTCATCTTTGGCGTAGTGTTTAATACCGTCAAAGTATAAATACCCAAAGCGGCACTTGTTGCGCTAACAGTGGTAACAGCCCCGCCAGTGTCGCCACTGATAGAAACTACCTCCCACTCGGATGTTGTGGTTAATCCTGAGTATGGTAATCCCGTAGCTCTTTGAGTAGCCTTAACAACGACAGTACCGCCTAAACTTTCATATGCAGTTACGACTTCGATATTTAACCCTACCGGAACAATAGCCTCAAGTTCTTTTCGAGTGAATGCTGGAGTTGTGATAACAGCATTTTTCATCTGCTCAACGTCATCGAATATGACCGTAAATTCAGCGTATTTTGCTTTTTCTGCTCCGCCTGCTTTTGGAAGGTCAAAATTGGTAATAATCAAACGGCCACAAAATCCAATCTGTAAACCAGCAGAAGTAAGCGGGTGAATCTGTTTCCCATCTTCCAGAACAGGAATAAAATCAACTTCCATCCCGTCGGACGCAAACCATGCCATATAATCAGCATAAGATAAATGGCCATAAGCAATGAACTGAGGTGCAAAATCTTTTGTCTTTTCCTCAAATCCGGTATTAGAAGTAACCATTTCAGCGGCCTTTGTCTTTGTCTCAAAACCACGTGCAATGTCTATGTAGGTTGCCTTAATCGCTGCGGTCGTGGCAGGGCAAATAAGAGCCTTCCAGCCTGCAATAGTTTTACCTACCGCTACAGTTTGCGAGGTGTTTTTGTTAAGGATAATGAGGCCTTTCACGTCCTTTAAGAGTGCTTTGCTCGCCCCGTTACCTGAATATTTAAATGTTGTCATAGTGTATTTGTGTAAATTGTTTGTAAATTAAATCTAAATAGGTAATGAGGCGACATATCCGCAAAAGCCGATTCACCCCAATCATAGGTTGAAAATCCAGTTATCCCAGTAATGAGTCCTTTGATCTCAAATTGACTTTGCATCAAAAGGTCTTTAACATCTTCATGCGCCTGCTCTGTTGCATCCTGTCTGGTAAGAGTAGGGTATAACTTTTGAAGGTTAACCATAACACAAAGCCAGACATCAGCGGTACAAATATCAGCGATCATCGCAATAGAGGGTTGAACATCAAAGAAACATTGAGCATCTTTCTGAGTATCTTTCAGAACTTCGATGTAATTGTTTGGCGTTACCCAAATTTCAGGACTAATTTTGCCGTTGCGTTCATTTCTGAACACCCGACCGTAAAAGCCTCTTACATTTGAAGTCCACAGATAAGCGGTGAAGTCTGCTACAAGTGCATCAATTGATATGTCGATTCCTTTGCTCATATTACTGTTTGTGTTACATCCCATCCAACCGGGACTTGGAGATATTTGTCAAACGTCTTGTTAATCGCGTCAATGGCCTCTTTTTTCTGGTGCAGGTAATTACGTGCCACAGTGTTCAGCTCATTATTAAGTGCCTCAGTTGCCAACAGTGCCAATGTCCGGTCATTGTTCAGGTTTCTTTGCTCTCTATTGCTTTCGGTGTTTGCGTTGGTAGTTGTCAGCTTCATAAAATCCAACTCAAATTGAGCCTGATAGAATTTAGCGAAATCAACTTTGTTATTATCAAGATAAACACTCGAATCCAGATAGGCAGAGACATTGAAGTTTAAACCGTTTGAATTGTAGTTTTCAGAATAAACAGCCGTTGCAGCTGTGTCACCAATACCATTAACAGGATAACAGACAAAACCTTCATATCTGAGAGGATCATTGTAAGCACCATCACTAAAAACATCTTGCGAAGCGAATACGAACATAAAGCGACCTTTGCCGGAAATCACATAGGGAGCCACTTCAAAAGCTAGAATTCCATTGCTGGGATTCAGTACAATTGTGGCTTTTAAAACTCCCTGGTTAATTACAAAGACATTAACAGGACTGGAAGTATTCGCCTGCAAGCTCATTTGATTAATCCTGATTTTGACGTAATCTGAACCTTTCGGCTCAAAGGCCCAACCCGACCAATCATTTGAGAGTGTGTTTAGCTTTGATCCTAAATTGTAGATATACTGGTTTTCAATCAGCTTGCGATTTAGCGAAAGTGCAGAAGTGACATTATCTTCAACCGACCAAATAAAGGATTTTACCTTCAAACTTGGTAGGGTAGTTTCCAGCCAATACGTCACCGATCCTGTCGCTCCGGGTACATGGTTTAGGTTCGTGTCCAATAGCGACCGATAGATTTTATTTTGATACGTCACCACATCTGCCCGTCTGCGACTTGCCTCAAACTTTGAGTAAGTGACAGAAGCTGAATAAGCCGCAAAAGTAGCGGTCAAACTTGGTAACATCGCGAGTAAATTATCTAAAGTCACTATCGGGTGAACCCCCCGATTCCAGAATAAACCAGAATCGGGAGCCCCCAACAAATCGGAGTCTAACAGAATGTCAGACGTAAAATCTTCTGCAAAAGCTAAAGTTGCCATAATTGGAATTTATTAACCTTCAACGGCCCAAATACCGGCTGATCCAACGATCAACCATGCTTTAGTCCCTGTAACGCCTGATCCCAAAAGATCAACATAATCCCCACAAGTGGCGGTTGCCTTCGTGTTGATAATGTCTTTATTTACCACCCCTGCATCGGTGACAACAGTAGCTGCAAGTTTAAATGTTCCAGAAATTCCATCAGCGGCAGCCGGTGAAATAGTTACGATGTTATTGCCAGCCGCTCCGAAGTTGATTACTCTCAACTTGAATCCTGCAATCGTTGCAGGCAGAGTGATAACCTTTGCGTCGGTTGCAATTAAAAAAGTTTTACCATTATCGGCAGCAACCACGGAATAATTTGCCGTTAGTGTTGTAGGGTTTCCGTTAATCATTGCCTCGGAATCAAGTATCCCCGGAACCTCAATTACTGATTGATCAGCCAGAGCTTTATAATGTTTCATTTTGTCAGTATTAAGTGGTTAAACCTTTGATTTTCACAACATCGCTAACCCTTGTGTCCAAATCAGAGTTGTAACGATAAACTACATAGAACCGATCCCAAATAGCCATTTCCTCAAAGTGAGTCATGATCAAATTTGAATCAGTGGTAGGGCTTACAATGGATGTAGCCTCAGTAGCTTCGGTATTTATAAACAGGTTAGGACGTGATTTGATGTAAGGCATTTCGACGTCTGCGATTGACCATTTTTTGTTGGCTACGACAGTACCAGTGCGGAAGTCCCACGGCCAGTTTTCATAGATACCCATTGCACCATCGCGCATCAGGAAGCCAGTGAAGTTGTCTGATCCGGGAGAAAGTTGATTAGAAGCGTACCTGCGATCGGCAGGAATTGCACTCTGTGACCAAAGTAAATCCTTTGACTGTTGGGTTTGATATTTGAAACCTTCAGTTTCAGAAACCAACAAACCACCCGGGCTTGTTACGATCCTGTAATTACCAGCCAATTGGTTAGCTTTCATCAGTTCGTTCAGATAAGAAAACATCGTATCCTTTTGAGCTGCCTTGTTGATACCTAAAGTATCGCTACCGGCGTCAAATACAAAAGTTCCATCACCCTGAGAAACCTGAGTACAAAAGTTCAAAAGCCTTGATTTGCGGGCTTCAAGTACAGTCTCTACAATGTCGTCTTTTACGACTGCCATTGCTTTGAGTACGTTGCGGGTAATTTGATCCCTCCACCATGCGCCGTCAATTTGGTTGTTTTCAAAAGAGGCAGGATAAAGCCTGAACCCTGAGAAAATGTCAAAAGCGGTGAAATAGTACGTGTCACTTTCGCCAATGTTCACCGGGATGTTTGAGAAACCGGGGGTTGTGGTAACGGTGACAGTTTGATCCTTCATTACCGGCAATTTCGCAAGACGTGAAGCGGAAACAGTATTTAGGGCCTGAGCAACGGAAGGCGGAACATAGTCAACCCTCGCTGTGCTATCCCTGACCATGTCAAGCATCCCATAATTGCCTTCTAACTTTTCGTTTTGGGCTTCGAGTGCTTGAAAGTCGTTTAAAACGGTATTCGATAAATAAGCCATGTTTTTAAGTTTTATGCTTATTTTTTAGGAGTCTTTTCCAGTAGTTTTGTGTTAAATTCGGAGTATTTTGTTGCATATTCCTTCGATGTTGCTGCCAGTTGAAGCGTTACGGTCAAATATTCTTTTATTGCCTTGTTGCGTTCCTCTGGTGTTGCATTGTCGGGAATCTCAAATGGTACTCCATCCACTTTGATATTTGGTTTTGAACCTGATCCAAGTCCGACAGCCTGCCGACCTTTTGCCAGTTCAGAAATATTCTTGTCATTGGTGACCAAATCAGACAGTTTTACAACCTTGTATTCATTGGTCTTATCAATTGCCATCGCTTCGCCTTCATCGTTTAATTTGATGTTATAGGCCGCCGTAATGACGTCTTGAAAGTCTTTCCATTTCGCTTTAGCTTCATACTGATTAATCGTGTCAGGAAAAGCGGGTTTGACGTTTGCAAAAGCTACCTTTAACTCCATTGCAGTCATTTGCTGTTGGGTTGCTTCGAGTTTACTTTTGTAATCATTCGTTTCGTAGTCGGAAAACTTCGCCTCTTTTTGTTTCAACAAGTCCAGCTCACCGCTCACTTTTTCAAGTTGACCTTTCAGCACCGGATCGCCTCCACCTTCTTTGATCTTCTTTTCGAGTTCGAGTTCTTTTTGCTGAAGGGCCGATTTTTGACCCTTGAAATAATTCTCACTTGCAAAGGAAAGGTAATCACCTAACTTTTGCGCTGGTTCCCTTTGGATGCCTGTGATTGACTGCACCCGGTCGGCTGCTCCCTGGATAATCTTCTCGGCGTTCTCGTTTGCCTTGCCGTCCCATGCCTGTTTTAACTCCGCTTCGTGCGAAGTAGTTACTTCTTTTAACTTTGCTGCCTGATCTTCAGAAAGTCCTATTTCTGTAATAAATTCTGTTGTAAATTCCATAGTCTTTTAGGATTTTAAAAAATATGATGAATAAATCTGCTTTTGCCTGTTTCAACTCCCTTGTATTTCAGTTTAACTTCCTGAATCACTCTGCCACGGGTTCTTTTCCGGTTGTTGTATTTCATGGCTATTTACGTTTTACTGTTCGTTTTATTGGTTGTTTCAATGGAACAACAGGAGTTACACTGTTTAACCCAGTCGCAGGATCAATAATCCTAACAGGCTCAAATGTGTCACCTTGACCACCGGCCCCCGTTACCTCATCGATAT